AATGTCTCGTCAGGCAGAAGAAAGACTATTTGAATTTTTCCAGGGTAGTCTAAGGGGTCAAAGCCATAGAACTGCTGTTATACCTATCCCAGGAGACACCCCTGATAATAAAGTAGAAATGAAGATGGAGCCCATTGAAACTAATATTCAGGATTCATCATTTAATAACTATAAGAAGATGAATAAGGATGAAATTCTTATGGCTCATCGCGTGCCTGCATCTAAGGTGGGGGCAGCAGAAGGTATTGGTCTTGCAGCAGCAAGAGAGGCAGATAGAACATTTAAAGAGCAAGTTTGCCGCCCAGCACAGGATTCTCTAGAAAAGAAAATTAACAAAATTATTGCAGAAAAAACAGACGCATTCAGATTTGAGTTTAATGAACTTACACTAACAGATGAAGAAACTCGCTCAAAAATTGATGAACGATATTTGAGGATGCAAGTAATTGTTCCGAATGAAGTAAGAGAACGTCTTGGAATGTCAACACTTCCTAGTGGCGATACTCCAATTGTTCTAGGCCCACAGCAACGTGCGGAGCAAACTGCACAGGCAACGGGTAATAGATTAAGAGATCAAGAGCGGTCGGCTAACCAGTCTGACGCCGCTGAACTTCCAAGAGCAACACAGGGCGATGGGAGACAGCAGAATTAATAAGATAGAATATAATATAATTTAATTGTTATGATTATTAATAAAGCGCATTTCGATGTAGACGGAGACAGTCTTCGTCTTACAATGCCTATTGCTAAAGTCGATGAAGAACGTCGAATTGTTAGCGGATTTGCTACATTAGATAATGTAGATCGTCAGGGGGATGTTTTATTAACAGAGGCTTCTCGTAAAGCATTTGAAAATTTCCGAGGTAATGTACGTTTAATGCACCAACCAATTCCTGCTGGAAAGATTGTTTCATTTAGAGAGAATACCTTCTATGATAAGCAATCTGGAAAAATGTACAGCGGCATCTTTGTTGATGCATATATTTCTAAAGGTGCTGAAAACATCTGGCAAATGGTTCTAGACGGTACCCTTACAGGTTTTTCAATTGGTGGCAGGATTGTAGACTACGAAACAAAAATGGATGACGGTGAAGAACATCCAGGGGTAAGAGTCGTAAAAGAATATGAACTAATGGAACTATCTCTAGTCGATTCCCCCGCAAATCAATTTGCTAATATTCTTTCTATCCAAAAACTTGGTGATGAAGTTATCACTTCAGGCATCGCTACTGAATTTTCTACTGAAAATGTATTCTGGTGCAGCGCAGATAAAATTGCGCTAACTGAAAAATCAGACTCATTCAAATGCCCAGCATGTAATTCAGAAATGATTGAAATTGGCTGGGTAGAATCATCAGACGTTAATAAAAATCAAGAGATAGGCAAACTTGTTGACGCTCTCATTAAAGCAGAATCTTTAAGTGTAGGGGACTTTGTTTCATGGAATTCAAGTGGTGGAACGGCTAGAGGTAAAGTAGAGAGAATTGCCCGTTCTGGCTCCATCAATGTCCCCGATTCAGATTTTACTATTAATGCAGAGGAAGGAGATGCAGCCGTACTTATTAGGGTTTATCGTAAAGGTGCAGAAGGCTGGGCGGCATCAGATACTCGCGTCGGACATAAAATGAGTACGCTTAGAAGAATCTCCTCCCTTGATAAAATGCATCATGAAGATATGGAAGATGATGTAGAGGATGATATGGATGATGAGGATGTAAGAAAAGAAACTGTTACTAATGAAGTAACTCCTAATCGTAATGCTCAACAGGGCCTTCCTAGTGGCATTGCCCGTCCATCTAAAAAGAAAAAGATTAAGTATAAGAAAGAAGCAGGAGATATTGTTTCTGGAGACTATGTTGCCTTTACAGAAAATGCTAAATTAGTAAAGGGTCGTGTCGATGTATTAGAAAATACTGTGGCGGCAGTAAGAGTGTATAACAATGAGTCAGACAATAGATTCCGTCCGACAGATACACTAATAACAAAAAATATTTCAGACTTAACAAAAATTAAATTAGCCAGCAAAGTAGTTATTAAATCACTTGCGGCAGAGGATGAAGATCATCTAAATTCCTTAATTTCTCAGCATAATGAAAAATATGGTAATGTTGCTTTTAAGAGTGTCACATTTGATGCCATTCGTCAAGTTTTTGAAAGAGGGGTTGCTGCATTTAAAAGCAACCCCATGATGAATAAATCAAATGAGTACTCACCTGAACAATGGGCGTATGCAAGAGTAAATGCTTTCTTGCAGGCGGTAAGAACAGGGAAATACAAAAATAGACCATATGACACAGATTTGTTGCCAAAGGGTCACCCATTGACAACGGAAAAGTCAGACGAACTAGAGGAAAACAGTTTGGCTTTACAAAAAAGAGAAGGAGGTGTTGAAATGGCTGAAGATACAACAAGCCATGAAGAACTTGACACCGCCGAGGCTGCAATCGAGGCTTCTGAAGAAGTTACGTTTGAGGTAGAAGAAACTGTAGAGGACGTAGTTACGGAAGCCCTTGCAATGGCTAAGTCCGATGGTGTTGAGGCTGAAGTTGCCGAGGACACCACCTCTGACGTTTTCGATATGGAAAAGGCCCTTGGCGAGGTTAAGTCCTTCGTAGAAGAGACAATTACCAAGTCCACTGAAACAAATACCGAGTCACTTGACAAGATTTCCAGTGCAGTAGTCGAACTTGCTAAGGCAGTCGATGAAAAAATTGGACAACTACAAGCCAAGTATGAAGAGGTTACAAAAAGTTTATCCGATCTCAATTCCGCCGCGACTGAAATCGCTACCCGCGTGGAGTCTGTAGAGGAAGAGACGGCTATGAAGAAGTCTGGTGAACTGGAATCCAGTATCCCAGAGCAACCCGTAATGAAGAAATCATTATGGGGCGGACGCTTCCTCAGTTCCGCAGAATTATTTAACTAACTAAAATAAGAAAGAGAGGTGTAAAGAAAAGCATGAGTGACATTATCAATAAAGCCGCTGCCGCTGTAAACGTTGGTACTGGTGCAATCATCTCAGATCTCGCTTCAAGCGGTGATATGGAGAACTTGACCAGCAACCCACTAACTCAGAACGGTGGCGTGCTACTTCCAGAACAATCCCGTCAGTTCCTAGACTATGTGTTTGATCAGATGGTCCTAGGCAATGACGGTCGTAGACAAGTTATGCGTTCAAACACCGCTGAATTCGATAAGATTCAGGTCGGTACACGTTTGATCCGCAAGGCATCACAAGCAAGTGAGAACATCTTTGATGCTGGCGCAGGCACAATCGACTATGCAAACCGTGGTGCTCAATTCACCAAGGTTGAAATCGTCACTACTAAGTTCCGCTTGGACTACGAACTCTCAACTGAGGCACTTGAGGATAACATTGAAGGCTCCGCCCTTGAAGATCACATTGTCCGCCTAATGGCTGGTCAATTCGGTAACGATCTTGAAGACATTGCCATCAATGGTCTTGCTGCTCAGGGAACTGCATCCTACGCTGGTACGACTTACCCATACACAATTGATGGTTTCGTCAAACTCGCTGACGGTGCTGCTGGTGGTACCCACTTTGGTACTGCTGCAACTGTTACCACAGCATCCACATTCTTCACTGCAGCAACCACCGCAGGTCAACTGAAGTCAGGTTCTGCAATTGCCTTCTTTGAGAATCTCTACAACAGCCTTGGTCGTAAGTACAAGGCTCGTCGTGGCGAATTGAAGTTCTATGCTTCAACAAAGAACGTTCAAACCCTTCTTACGGATCTTCGTCAGATTGGTTCAGGTGGTGTTCCTGAGGATATCGCTTCTGGCATCCTTCGTGGCACTCCCCCTCGCGTAGGTGGTCCCGCTGGTATGACAACTTCTATTTACGGTATTCCCGTGATGGAAGTTCCACTATACCCAGATCACTACGTTGATCTCACATTCCCCCAAAACAGAATCTGGGGCTTCCAGAGAGACGTTACGGTTCACCGTGAGTTCAAGCCAAAGAAAGACACCGTAGAATACACAGTTTACGTCCGCATGGGTCTTAACATTGAAGAACTTTCTGCAATGGCTAAGGCTAACGCCGTAACTGGCTAATAAAAATTTAATATTGGTTAAGGGGCCGAGAAATCGGCCCCTTTTCCATATTCAATGTATAGTAAAATAGAAATATCTTATATCGGCGGTGCTGAATGATTGAATATCTAAGGTCTGACAATTTACCATTAACGTTATCATATTCTGCTAGCGCCTATGCTGGCAACGTTTATTTTGAAGTATATGATTTAGATACAGAGGAATTTATTCAAGGCGGTAAAGGTGTTCCTAGGGCATCCTCCGCATTCTCTATAACGCTTAATGCCGACTCAACTGCATATGATAGAAATCTAAAAATAGAGTATGTAACAACAAGCGCATCTGGAGCATTTAATGATATCCAATATGTCTCTTTAATTAGACCCTATGCTTCCATTAATAGAATTGTTGACCTAGCAGAAATAGATGTAACTACTCTAGGATCTGCTTCTGCAAGCAAATTACAAAGATTAGAGCGTAGAGCAAGGTTAAGCATTAATTCGTACCTTGGCTTTAACTTTTATAAAGAAAAAAGAACAGCAACCGTCTATGGGAATAATACAGATGTTTTGACTTTGCCGTACCCAATATATAGGATTGATGCAATATATGAAGATGACATTTTAATTTATCAAAGAGATAGCGAAACAGACCAACTGGAGTTTCCAGTTGAAATTGGACCATCTTCTAATAGAATTAAAATAGTAAACTCATCTGAAAAAAATAAAGAAACATTAGAGTTTCCAAAGTTTTCTGTCTTCTACTATGATGGACTTTTCAAAAAAGATTTTTCTTATAAAATTGATGGAATTTGGGGATGGGAATATATTCCTTCAGAAATAGAAGAGGCTACTGCCCTGCTAGTCAATGATTATTTATGCAATGACTTTAATGTAAGAAATAAGAATATTTCACAACTTTCAAATGATTCATATAATATTAAATATAATGCAGATTTCGCAACAGGTATAGGTAATTTATTGGTAGACAATCTATTGGCTCCATATAGAGAACCAAGATATATGGTGATTTAAATGAGTGGATGCATACCGTCTACATCATACAACATGAAGGCCGATATCTACAAGCCAACCATATCTCAGGATTCTACTGGTGCTGTGGTAAAGTCATGGGCTCTAGAAAAAACAATTAATTGTGTTGCTAGAGGCGTAGTAAGAAAAGGTGTAGGGGAAAATTCAACAGCAGTAGAAGTTAACAATTATTTAAATATATTACATTCTATGGTTAAAGTAAGAGCCTCAGAAATTATTCCATCAGATAGAAGAGTTGTTAGAGTAAGAAACTCTCAGGGAATTATTTTTCTTGAAAACCAAGATCCATCTTCAGATGGTGGATTTCAGGGCTCTACCATATTTGAACCTAGAGGAAGCACCCCCCTATTAAATTTTGATGGCAGCGTTATTGAATATGAAACAGTGCTAATGCGTCAAGAAATACAAAGGATAGATGTTTAATGGCTAAATTAAAAGCATTTAACACTGGTATGTTTTCTGAAAAAGTTTTAGCCTTGTCTAACTATGATAGTACAATGATCACAAACTTATACCAAAATCCAGCAAATAAACAAAAAATAACTCGCGGCGCGGCCTTCATAATTAAAAATTATTTTGACCAGTATCTTGATCAGCGTGCTAGACAAACTCCTAGTGCATACCACCATGTTTATGAGTTTAATAAAACAGGTAAAACAAATTCTCGTTTATTTAAAGGAACAGTGTCTAATGTTGGAGACTCCGCTGTAATAACATATAATTTTACTGTTGCAAAAGAACCAAATAGAAATGGATATAACTTCCCAAATAAAGCAGAAGTTATGGAAGAAGGAAAAACTTTAATTATCACTCCAAAAAGAGGAAAATACTTAAAGTATCAACTAGAAGATGGAAAGTTTGTTACTTCAGAAAAATCTATTGTTGAAAATCCTGGCGGACCAGAAGTAGCAGGCACCTTTGAAGAGACCTTTAATAACTTTATGAATACAACTGGAAGAACCGTACTTGATAAATTTGGATTCTTTAAGAAGATAGAAAGAACTATGATAGAGAAAAGAAGACTGGCTATACCAAGAATTAATTCAGGCATGGTTTCAGATGCTATTAGTTCTGCAAGAA